TATCACCAAAGTTGCAAGGGTTCGAGCTTGGCATGACAACTTATATGGGTAAAATGTTTGTTGGTGATGGAACAACATTAACAACATTTGACGACCAAGATAGATTTCTTATATTTCTAAATGAACCTGTTTCTGACACTTTTCATGAAATTATTGTTTATGCAAATACAACATTCAGACTTGGTGCAATATCAAGCGGTATTACATCTGGAGGTTGTTACATTATTAATGAAGGTTCTAAACTATGGGCAATGACTATTAATGAAGGTGGTGGTACTGAAGCTATTGCACTATTGTATGCAACAACTTTCGATGGTTATAGAGGGATAAATTTAAATGGTTCAACTACAGTTAAAGATTGCATTTTTACTAATGGTGGTGAAATTACTCATCATGGTGCAACAATAACAAACACGACATTTACACAATCTACTGTTGGTACTGACGAAGGTTGTTTATTAGTAGATACTCAAAGTGAGTGGGGTTCTTCAAATCCTACTGTAAAAGATTGCCTTTTTAGAGGTCACACAGGCCAAAGTGGTGGAATTGAAATTACTGCCACTGGAGTATATGCTTTTGATGGTATCACGTTCATTAATAATTCATATGATGTTATAAATAATTCAGGTGGAGAGATTACTATTAATGTTACTAATGGTGGAACACCAACCATGCGAAATATAGGAGCATCAACAACTATTGTAAATGTAGATCCGCAAATTATAAAAGTTATTGTACAAACTGATAATGGAACTAAGATAGAAAATGCAAGAGTTCTTCTACAAACAGATATCGTAGGCCAATTACCATATCTGGAGATCTGCACAATCACAAACTCTGGAACTCTTGCTAGTGTTTCACACGGTTCCCATAACTTCATTACCGGCGACAAAGCTCTTATCATCGGTGCGGATAGTGTTCATGCGGAAAATCTCGGAGTTTTTACTGTTACAGTAATTGACAGTAATAATTATGAATACACAATGGCTAGTGCCCCTGGAAGTAATCCAAGTGGGACAACAAGATGTAGTTTTGTTTATTTGAGTGGATTAACAGATGGTAATGGCGAAATTGAACTGCAAAGAGATATTCTTGTTTCGTCACAAAATTGCACAGGTGTAGCAAGAAAATCATCCGCTACACCATTTTACAAAACAGGAAAAATTCTCGGTAGTGTAGACTTCGAAGTAGATTCAACATTTACGGTTACTCTTACCTTAGACGAATAAATTGGAGAAATATTATGGATTTAGAAACTGTTTTATCAAAAAACGCATTTTTAAATGGGCAATTAGAAAGTGCAAAAAGTGTAATTGACACCCAAAATAAAGATATAAATAAACTAAACACTGAACTTAATTTATTTAAAAATAAACTGCATGAAGCAGAATTAGACACAGCACAAGTTAGAAAAATAATGGTTGATAATATAACTCAATCAAATGTGACACTCCAACAAAATCTTGGTGAAATCCAAGAATTAAAAGGTATTGTCGCACAGCATAAAGCCAAAGATAAAGAATAATATTTTATGACAATTAGCATAGATTGGCCATCAAAAATAATAAGCGTGTTCAAAGTTGATATGACGCTCATTCAAACAGTGCCGACTACAATTTATGAACTTGATATTAATACATTTCGATTAGTTCTAAAAGATTTAGAAGATGATGAGGAAGGAATTGTTTATGACACTACACATGTTCATGTTGCTCCAATTACGGTTGGTGGTGTTCAACTGGCACGCGTAATTCAAATTATCAATAATTATACAATAACATTTGAAGATGATCAATATGCAGTAAATCTAATTGGTGCAAATTCAAATATTGCTGATAGGGTAAACGTTAACCAAGTTTCTGTACGTTCAGCAAACTCAGCTGGTTTAGTTCAAACATCTGAAATTGAATATGCATCATTTAATGGTGGAGTTACAATAAATGTTATTGATGGTTTTGCTGGTCAAGCATATCCAATTGGAACTGCAGAAAAACCTGTAAATAATTTAGACGATGCAATTTTCATCGCAAATCTTCGAGGGTTTGATCATCTTTTTATCAGAGGCGATTTAACTTTTGTTTCAGGGGATGTAATTGATAATTTTGTAATCGTTGGGCAGAGCGTAACAAAAACAGATCTGGTTATAAATGATTTGGCTATTGTTACTAATTGCGAATTTAGGAATTCTACAATTAGTGGAACGTTAGATGGCGGTTCTTCTATCAATAAATGTAATATTGGTACGTTGTCATATGTTGATGGAAACGTTGTAAGTTGTGTTCTTGAATTAGGAACAATAACATTAAATGGAACAGAAGCTAGTTTTATTGATTGTGTTTCTGGGGTTCCTGGTATATTAACACCTATAATTGATTTCAATGGAACTGGAACTGCAATATTAATTAGGCATTATTCTGGTGGTATTAAATTTATAAATCATACAAGTGGCAATGACAGTGTTTCAATTGATTTGGATTCAGGCCATATAATTTTAGATTCAACCATAACAAGTGGTGATTTTACAGTTCGTGGAGTTGGTAAATTAACAAATAATTCTACCGGAACTGCAACAGTACATGAAGAAATGCTAGACAGCCACAACTTAAATAGAAGTAGTTTTAGTGATGGATCTGTTTATTTTAATTCATCATCAAGTGAAAGTGGTACTGTATTTCCACTTGGAACACCAGCGAGACCTATTAATAATTTAAGTGATGCTTTATCAATTGCAGATGAAAACGGTTTAAATAGAATTAATTTTGTTGGAAGTGCAACTGCAACTGCTTCACATAATTTAGATGGAATTATAGTTATTGGTGGAAGCGGAATTTTAAATATTTTAACATTAAACGGATGTTCTACTTCAAATTCTGGATTTGAAAAATTAATTATAGTTGGTGATATTGATGGTGTTGTTAGAATAAGTGATTGTTTTTTAGGAAAAACTGGAGTTGGTGGTATTACTGGAGCTGAAGGTACAATTGTTGATTCAGTTATAAATCATATTGATGGAGTCATTCAAAATGCAACAGGAGTCGGAACATTATTTGATAATTGTGCATTCATAACACCTGACGATCAAAGGATTGATATTGATTTAAATGGTGTATCATTTAGTTTAAGAGATTGTACTGGTAGAATTTTAATTAAAAACAAAACAGATATTCTCCAAGATCAATTAAATATGAAAAGCGGTTGTGTTAAATTTGATTCAACTTGTACAGCTGGATCAATTTCATTAAGTGGAAGTATGAAAATAATTGATAATTCAGTTGGAACTACTATTAATTCAAGCGGTAAAATCTCATCATTGATATGGGATCATAAAACAGACGACCTAAAAGATGACAGTATTGGTAAATGGGTATACGGTAAACTATTATCATTTATAAAATTCATTAGTTTAAAATGAGTAATATTTTAGATGTATAAATAAACTTATAATTAAGGGTAATTAACATGAACATTAAAAACTTAATAAGAGCAATTGGCACTGGTCAAACAAGCGATGCTAGTGAAATATTAGATAGTATTCTTGCTGACAAAACAGCAGAACGCCTTGAGCTTAAACAAATCGAAGTTGCTTCTAACATGTTTAATTCAACAGAAGAAGTATAATGAAACTTATAACCGAACATTTTGATAATTTAGAAGTATTTTTTGAAAATACAGATGGCAAAAAAACGTATTTCGTTGAAGGCATATATATGCAAGCGGATACAAAAAATCGAAATAATCGGATTTATGAATCTAAAATATTATTTCCGGCTACTGAAAAATATGTCGAAGAGCAGGTAATGAAAAATCGTGCGGTTGGTGAATTAAATCACCCTGAAGGTCCAGGAATTAATTTGGACAAAGTATCGCATAAAATTATAAAACTTGAAATTCATGGTTCTGATGTTATTGGCAAAGCTCAAATATTAACAACACCAATGGGAAAAATCGTTGAAGGTTTATTGGATGGCGGAGTTCAATTAGGTGTTTCTTCTCGTGGTTTGGGTGCATTAACACGTAATAAAGGTATTGATTACGTAAATAAATATATGTTGTCTGCAATCGATATTGTTCAAGATCCATCTGCCCATGGCGCATTTGTTAATGGTATTATGGAAGGTGCAGAATTTATTTATGATGCTGTTAATGATACATATTCATTAGAGAAAATTGCTGAAAAATTAAAAAATAAAAAAATTAATGAAAGTGTTGCTATAGATCAATTTTTTAAATTGATGAATGATATTAGTAGCGACATTAAATAAAAAGAATTTGGCTTAGGCCGAATATCAAAAATTATATTTTATGGGTTGAGTTTAATTACTCTTTGATTATGAGACAGAATAATTATTGTTCCTCTCACGGTTGGTTTAACTTATGGAGACTATCATGTCTGATAAAAATGTAGTAAAAACAGAAGATGGCATTGATGAAAGTAAACAACTTTCTGAAGAGCAAGAATTACGTCAGAAAAAAGGCGACAAAGGCAAAGCGAAAGTTGTAGTTGACGAAAACATGGATGATGACGACGACGACAAAAAAGACGATGTAGATGAAAATGTAGATGACGTCAAAGATGATGATGACGTCAAAGAAGATATTGATGTTTCAAGTGATATTGATGCGTTAGTTGAAGGTGAAGATTTATCTGAAGACTTCAAGAAAAAAGCTACGTTGTTATACAAAACTTCTATTGAAGCAAAATACAACGAATTAAAAGAAGATTTACAAGAATCTTATAATGCACGTTTAGTCGAACACATTGAACAAATTGAAAATGATTTGGTTGAAAAAGTCGACAAATATTTAGATTACGTTGTTAGCCAGTGGATGGATACAAACGAAGTTGCCATTGAAACAGGTGCTCGTACTGACGTTACTGAAAGCTTTATTAAAAATCTAAAAGATGTATTTGTTAATCATTATGTTGAAGTTCCTGAAGGAAAAGAAGACATTTTGGCAACAGTTCAGGCTGAAGCCGTTGAAAGCAAATCTAAATTAGACGAATCAATTACTGAAAACATTAACCTAGTTAGTGAAAATAAGCAGTTGAAGAAAGTTGCAGCAATCGATGTATTATCAGTTAATTTAACTGTTTCGCAAAAAGAAAAATTTGAAGGTCTTTTAGATTCTGTTGAATTTAATGAATCTTTCGATGAAAATGCTTCGACTATTTATTCTAGTCATTTTGCTAAATCTACACCAAGTAAATCCCCTGAAGTTCCAGGTGGTGATTTACTCGAAAGTACAGAAGTAACGAATACCTCAATGGATAATTATACAAACTTTATTAAAACACAAAACACAAAATTTAAAAAATAAAATATAATTGGAGATACACAAATGTCAGATGTAAATGATACAATTAAAGTAAACAAAGCAGCAGTTGATGTGCTAGTTGAAAAATGGGCACCAGTGCTTGATGAAGAAACCAGTGTTTCAATTACTTCATCATACAAACGTATGGTTACTGCACAAATGCTTGAAAACCAAGAAATTCAAGCCATCAAAGAACGTGGTTTGAACGAAGCGGCTCCTGTGAATGCCACTGGTGCAAGCATTTCTAACTACGATCCAGTATTAATTTCAATGGTTCGTCGTGCTGCACCACAATTGATTGCTCATGACCTTGCGTCTGTTCAACCAATGACAATGCCTACCGGTTTGATCTTTGCAATGAAAGCTAAATATACTACTCAAGGTGGTACTGAAGCACTTCATGACGAAGCAGATACTCAGTTCTCCGGTGATCAAGATGGTACTGCGTTAGAAGCTCATGGCGCTGATTCATCTTCTTTAGGTGGTACTGATACTACTCCTGCTGATGGTGTAAACGATGCGTTTGGTCGTGGTGTTGGTATGTCAACAGCAGCTGCGGAAGCACTTGGTGATCAAGTTGGTAATGACTTCAACGAAATGGCTTTCAGCATTGAGAAATCAACTGTTACTGCTAAATCTCGTGCGTTGAAAGCAGAATATACCACTGAAATGGCACAAGATTTACAAGCTGTTCATGGTTTAAATGCTGAAACTGAATTAGCGAATATTCTTTCTACTGAAATCTTAGCTGAAATCAATCGTGAAATGATTCGTACAATCAACATGCATGCGAAATTAGGTGGTACTGCAGCAACTGGTGCTTTCGATTTAGCTGCTGATGCAGATGGTCGTTGGTCAGTTGAAAAATGGAAAGGTATGATTTTCCAAATCGAACGTGATTCAAATGAAATTGCCAAAAGAACTCGTCGCGGTAAAGGTAATGTGATGATTTGTTCTTCTGATGTAGCTTCTGCTATGGTTGCAACTGGTCTATTATCAAATACGCCAAACTTGAACGTTAATTTAGTTGTAGATGATACCGGTAACTTGTTTGCTGGTATGTTAAACAACCGTACTAAAGTGTTCATTGATCCTTATGCTACAGTTAACTACGTTACTGTTGGTTATAAAGGCGTTAGTCAATATGATGCTGGTATTTTCTATTGCCCATACGTGCCTCTACAAATGCACCGTGCGGTTGGTGAAAATTCTTTCCAACCTAAAATCGCTTTCAAAACTCGTTACGGTATGACCGCTAACCCGTTCGTAGCCCTTGATGGCCTCGGAACTGTGCGGAACAATGATTATTACAGAATCTTTGAAGTACAAAACATCTTGAGCTAAACACTCAGATTGATTATAAAGGCTACCTTCGGGTGGCTTTTTTTTTTGCTTATAAATAATACATAAAACATTTATAGGTTCAATTATGTCTTGTTTAATAAAAATAGCAACGAGTGATACTGCGTCAATTGCAATTGCCAAAGGTGTTGATTTCGCATCGCTTTCAATTCAGTTACCTTCAATGGATGCCGCTGCTGTTATTCTACCTCATGCAGGACGAAATGTAAAAGTTCCTGGAAACGTATTGGAAGTTACAACACTTGGTGTAACATTCGCATTATCTGCTGACTTAAGCAATTATATATATTTTGTTGATTGGATTAAAAATACTTTGGTTGATGCAAGTGATGTAAAAAATCTTGAAATATTATTATATGATGCAGATGAAAATGTGGTTAGAACAGTCACCGTGACAGATTCATTTCCAATATCAGTATCTGGTTTATCATATGGTAACACAGACACAAACGATGTGGTATTTTCAATAGAATTTGAAACAAATAATGTTGTTATTGTTTAATGGATAAAATTATATTATGTTAGATTTAAATAAAATTATGGAAATGTGGGAAGAGGATTCCAAAATAGATAAGTACAACCTAGATGTGACAGCTCGTGATGATGCTGTGTTGCATTCAAAATATCTAAATCTTTATAATCAAGCAAGAATGAATTTAAAATATCAAGAACAAAAAATGGCCATAATGCTAAAAGAAAAATGGTTGTATTATAACGGAAAATTTGATAAAGCAGCATTAGATAAAAGGCATTGGAAATATGATCCATTTGATGGAATGACTACTCCATTGAAAAGCGATATGCATTATTATTTTAATTCAGACCCTGATATGCAAGAACTTGAATTAAAAATTGAAGGTTTAAAAGTAATACGTGATTCATTGAAAGATATAATGGACAGCGTTAAATGGCGAAGTACTACCATTAAGAACATTATTACTTGGCAAATATTCACGAACGGAGGTTAGATTATGAGAAAATATATTGAGTCACATGATACAAACGGTCCAGGATTACCTGATTTTAAAGAAGATATAAATATTGATAAAGCAGTTGTTTATATGCATCATAGTTACATGTTGTGTAGTCATAATCAGGCATGTCATGTTTGTTTAAATGCCCATGCTGTTTATGTTATGCCTACTGGAATATTTGAACCATGTTGGGAATGTCAAAAAAAAGGTTATAAATTAATAAAAGAAGATCCACAAAGCAGTATTGCTAGGATTACCAAATGGATAAAAAAGAACGTATAGATAATATTGAAAAACATTATACAGATGAATTTCTGTATAGGTATAATTTACACGTTATTTCACAATCCGAAATTGAAGATGAATCTGAAGAAGATAATGACGATCGGGATTATTATGGCCGAATATATTGAAAAAATAAAGATTACCAAGAAAAATGAATCGTTCGTTTATATCGATGCTGACTCTGGTATTTTGATGGAAATATCAGAACATTTTTGCTTCTTCGCTCCAGGATATAAGTGGATGCCCGCATTTAAAAATAAAATATGGGATGGAAAAATCCGCCTATTTAATTCGCACGATCAAACACTTCCTCAAGGTCTAGTCTATCTTTTACCAGAATTCGTAAAAGTTCGTGGATACACATTAGAACTTGGAAATAATCCAAACTATGGTTACGTTGGAGAAAAAGAAGTATTCGGTAATATTAATGATTTCATTGATTCTATTCCATTAACTGATAATAATGGCAATGACATATATCCATACGATTATCAAATAAGTGCTGTTGCAACTGCATTAGAAGACAGAAGCCGTTTATTATTATCCCCAACTGCATCAGGAAAATCATTAATAATTTATTTGATATTACGATATTATTTAAGAAATTACCATAAGAAAGTTTTAATAGTAGTTCCTACAACTTCACTTGTTGAACAAATGACACAAGATTTTATTGATTATTCCAGTAAAGATTCAAACTTTAGTGGAGATGATATTCACAAAATATATTCAGGTAAAGAAAAATATAATATTGAACCTGACGTTGTAATTACGACATGGCAATCAATATATAAAATGGGACAAAAATGGTTTCAAATGTTCGGTGCTGTTATTGGTGATGAGGCTCATACGTTTAAAGCAAAATCATTAAATACAATTATGGCTAGTTTAACTGAAGCGAAATTTAGAATAGGAACAACTGGTACTTTGGATGGAGAACATTGCAACACACTAACTTTGGAAGGGCATTTTGGTAGAGTTCATAGAGTTATAACAACAAAGGAATTAATGGAAAAGGGTACAATTTCTAAATTAAAAATCAATGCAATTTTACTTAGTCATAAGCATGAAGATCGTGTTGCTTGTAAGAATATGACGTATCCAGAGGAAATTGATTTTCTTGTTGGCCACAAAAAACGAAACACATTTATTACTAATCTTGCATGTTCATTAAAAGGAAATACTATTGTATTATACAAACTTGTCAAGAAGCATGGAGAACCATTATTTAGACAAATACAAGAAGAAGTTGAAGCGAATCACCCTAATAAGAAAGTTTACTTTGTTAGCGGTGGAACAAAGGTTGATCAGCGTGAGGACATAAGGCGTCTTGCAGAAGTCGAATCTGGATGCATCATTGTGGCTTCTCTGGGAACGTTCAGTACAGGTATTAATATCAAGAACCTTCATAATGTAATATTCGCCTCACCTAATAAATCAGTAATTAAAGTACTACAATCAATCGGACGGGTTTTGCGGATAGCAGATGATGGTTCTGAAGCCACATTGTATGATATTATAGATGATCTTAGTGTTCCTAATCGCAAAAAACAAAACTTTGCTTTGCAGCATGGATCGGTTAGAATGAACATTTATATAAAAGAAGAATTTGATTATAAAGTGTGGAAAATTAAGTTATAAAAACGCATATATAATATGTAAATTGAAATAGGAAATATTATGGATTTTGTAGATTATAAAGTACATCATGTGGTGTTATCAAATGGAACTAATATAATTGGATTTCTTGTACCTAAGAAAGGTGTTATATTATATCCTTTGATATTAGAAAGACGTTTGCCTTCAAACCAAGATCAAACTACATATAAGTCAATGCTTTATAAATTGAATTTAATGTCAGATGATATCGCGGTTAATTACAATAGTGATCATGTTTCAACATCATATGTTATTGATGGTTCATCTTTGGAAGATTATTTCAAATTAGTAATTACACATGAATTTGATAAATTCACAACAAGTGAAGATGTGAATAATATGGATAAGACATTACTCTATGATATCCATAAAGAAATATGTAATAACATCGCAAATTCAATTAAAATGTATAATGATGATGCAGATCCTAAAAAAAGTTATTCAGGTAATACAGTACAATAATTTGGAACTTTTAATTACTAAATATTATCATTTAATATGTGTGTATAAATACTACATGCATATTAACAATATCCCTTCTTTAATACCTTTATTAGTTAATCCTAATACTCTTTCTATACTATACTTCTATTGGCGTTTTGATATTTTTATTATATCACATAAATCGGGAAATAGTATCGTTAACTTTAGTAACAAACAATAAACTTTTATCTTTCGTCATGATTAAACATGTACTAATAATGTTATAATTGTTATATAATAGTATTAATATATTAACTCGGATTAAATTTAAAATGAGTAGTAAAGCCAAAAAATTGATATATTATGTTGATAACAAGGAATTCTCTATAAAAGTATGGGACTATGTAGAATCAAGAAAAGAAAATCCAGAAAATATTGTTGTTACTGATTACGTTGCTGAATCTTTTTATAAAATTGCAACTGGATTATCGCATAAACCATCATTCATAAGATATCCTTTTCGAGAAGA